GTCCTATCAGATGGCATCAAATACCACATAACAAAGCCAAAAAAGGACGATGATTTAGATACTTTTGTGAATTGGGAGAAGAATCAGGACGAATACATCGTTTTTCCTGACGCAGATGTTTTGCACATCCCAGGCTTTTCGTTCAACGGGCTGGAAGGAATTGGCCTGTTACAGATCGCTGCATCCACGTTCTCTATCGGTGTTGACTCACAGTCGCACGTTCGCAACCAGTTGAAAAAAGGATTCCGAGGCAAGATTTTCCTGGAAGCTCCTCCAGGTGCGTTCCGAAAAGAAGAAGACGCCAAGGAGTTCCTCAGTTCATTCAATAAGTCTGAAGGCGGTCCAGAGAACGCAAGCAAGGCTGGCTTGCTTCGTGAGGGTATCAAGGCTAACGCGGTCAACATGACCAACACGGACGCGCAGTTTGTCGAGCTACAGAAGTTCACGCGGCAGGATGTTGGCTTGTTGTTCGGAATTGACTCGATGCCTGGAGATGGCGACAGCGTTTCGTACAACTCACTAGAGCAAAAGAACATTGCCTACATGATTGCACTTGATCGCTGGCTAGTAAAACTGGAAGAACAATGCGACATCAAGCTTCGGACGCCAACTCAAAAGCGATTGCGTTCCCACTACTTTAAGGTAAATCGGGCAGCAATACTTCGAACTGACACCAACACGACCAAAGACGTTCTCACTTCCTACGTCATCGCCAAGATCATGAACCGAAACGAAGCACGCGCCAAACTGGACCTCAACCCAGTCGAAGGCGGCGATGTGTTCGAGAATCCTGCAATCACTCCAGGCGACTCTTCCAGCAGCGATCCACAAGACGACAACGAAGTGCCAGAAGATGAAACTGTTGGCAGCAACGCACGAGCAGTCGAAGAAACAATCCGATCACTACTCGACAGAGAAGCCAACAACGCAATCTCAGGAGCCAAGCGAAAGAACTTTTGCGACTGGATCGACAACAACTATGCCAAGTGGGAGCCAAAGCTAGCCGACAAGCTGGAAGCGATCGGGCTTGATCGTGACTTGGCAAGAATCCATTGCGACGAAAGCCGTGAAATGCTTTTGCAAGTGGCTCAGGAATCGACGCAAGACACGTTAATGGCTAACGTCACCGCACTGGTAAAAGACTGGAAGAACCGAGTTTATTCAATTACAGGAGTCAACGCATAATGATAACCGTCAAAGCAGAAACCAACGAATTGTATATTGATGGCACGATTGGTTCGGACTGGATGAGCGAAGGAGTCACGGCAAAGGCTGTAGGCGAATCGCTAGCAACCATCAAGGGCAGGGCTAAGATTCGCATTAACAGTCCAGGTGGATCGGCTGACGAAGGCATCTCGATTTACAACATGCTGAAGCGTCATCCTGGTGGTGTGGATACTCACAACGAGGCACTGGCCGCATCGTCAGCCTCGATCATCTTCATGGCCGGTGACAAACGGACGATGGAACGAGGTGCAAAGCTGATGATCCATTGCGCCCATTGTGTAGCCATCGGAAACGGTGCGGAGTTGCAAAAGATGGCAGAGGTATTGTCGGTTTATGATGCGTCGATGGCTGAAATCTACGCTGATGCTATGGGGATTGATGCGGAGCAGGTGCTTGCATTGATGGCAGAAGAGACTTGGTACGATCCAGCAGCAGCTCTCGCGTCTGGATTAGCGACAGACATTGCACCAACCGTTAAACGCAAGACAGCAGCAGCAGCAGCATGGTTTAAGAATCCTCCTGCTGACTTGTTTGACGAACACGCAATCGAGAAAGAAGGACGAGAAATTGTCAGTCGGATCTCGGCGGCTAAGATCGCGGAAATAAGGGCCAGGATGTAATGGTAAAAAAAAAGGTATTTGTGTGCGTCGGTCCCAATACTGGCGATTCAGAAATGCAAGAAATCGCCAAAGGTCACGACGTCTTTTTGATGTTTGAACCATTACCGTCGGCGGCTAAGTGGTTGCGAGATAACAACAAAAACGCAGCCGATGTTTTTCACGTTATCGAAGCGGCGTGCGGTCAAGAAAATGGCAAATCGACTCTTACGGTTTACAACACCAAAGGAGTCAGTAGTTCTTTAGGCTTCTGCACCGAGCAATCGCGCAAACTGTATTCCCAAGTCGATTGGACGCCTGCGGAGCAGATTGAGGTAGATGTTGTCCATCTTGGTGATTTTCTTTCGAGACACGGCGTAAAAGAAATTGAGACGCTACTGATCGACGCACAGGGAATGGACGTTGCTATTCTGAGGACGCTTGAAAATTACCTGCGAGCCTCAAAGATCAAACGAATCATTCATGAAGTCGATGGAGACGGTTATCGAATGTACGATGGATTGCCAGATAACTCAATCAGTGCTGCGGTTGCGTTTATGGATGGGATCGGAAATTACAACGGGCAAATGCTACCAAACAGAAACCATTGGAATTTCGATATTGAGTGGACACTGAAAAGTAGTTGACACGCATTCGTATCATACGCTACAATTCACGCAACGCCAAGGATTAGCCTTGGCTACAAAAGTCACGCAAGTTCCATTGCAACTGATTAGCGGCAAAGACGAGCGGACTGTTTAACGTTTCATTTCGTTTCACAGTCGGCAGTTTAAGCCGCTATTTTCGTTTTAGGCTGCCGCAATTCAAAAAGGGCAGTTAAATGCGAACATCTATCGAAATCAGCAAGGAAATTCAATCCTTGCAAGCTCGCGCCGAAGCAATTGTAGCAATGGCGAAAGAAGAAACCCGCGATCTGAACGCGGAAGAAACCCAAGAAATCGATTCGATCGTTGGGACTGATGCAGAGTCTGGCAAGATTTCAGCACTTCGAAAAGACCACAGCCGAATGTTGCGAATCGAATCCGCAGCGGTCGATATTGTCAAGAAGCAAGAAGCCGCTGAAGCACAGCCAATCAAGATTCCAGCACGAGCAAAAGCAAAGGCTCCAGTCGGTTTCGAATCGGCTGAAGATGCCTACTTGATGGGTAACTGGGCGTTGGCTGCGTTCAACGGCAACTCGCGGTCGAAGCGAATCTGCAAAGATCACGGAATCAAAGCAGCGTTATCGGCTGGCAACAACACGCTCGGCGGGTTTTTGGTTCCTGAGCCACTATCTGCGGCTATCGTTGAGCTTCGCGAGTTGTATGGTGTGATTCGTCAGAACGCAACCGTCATCCCAATGAGCGATGCGACATTGACAATCCCTCGTCTAGCAAGCGAAGTCACTGCTTACTACGTTGGCGAAAACGTCACGATTACCGCAAGCGATCCGACGCTATCTTCCATCAAGCTTGACGCGAAGAAGCTAGCGACGTTGACGGTGATGAGCAACGAAGTCAACGAAGACGCTGCAATCTCCATCGCTGAGATGTTGAGCCGATCCATTGGCCAGAGCTTTGCGATTGCGGAAGATGCGGCTGGATTTTTAGGTGACGGAACTTCGACCTACGGAGGAATCCAAGGCTTGATTTCCGCTCTCGCTGCTGGTTCGCAATACACTGCGACATCGCGAACGACCTTTAGTGCGTTGACGATGGCAGACTTTGAATCGATGATGGGCCAGGCGAAACAATGGGCTGGCTATTCGCCTAAATGGTACATCTCAAAGGCTGGTTACGCAGCTTCGATGGCTCGTCTTGCCGATGCTGTTGGTGGAAACACCAACGTAACAATCGCTAACGGTCCATCGATGGTTAGCTTCTTGGGATTCCCTGTTGTGATGACGCAAGGGCTTGAAAGTCGGTTGACAGGCACCACGACCGGCACCTTCTGTTTCTTTGGCGACCTTCGACAAGGCGTTTACATGGGAAGCCGTAAGGACATCACTCTTGCAATTGATTCCAGTCGATACTTCGATCAAGACAGCATCGCCTTGCGTGCGGTTCAAAGATTTGACATCCGATGCTTCGACGTTGGCACTGCTTCAGTGTCCGGCGGCATCATTCGCGGGATCTTCGGTTAAGCCTTGAGCCACCCCTGTTGCTCCAGGCGGTTTGGGGGTTAGTAAGCTTTGCTGCTAGCCCCCTTTTCTGAAACAAACAAACTTCCAAAAGGATAAAAAGCCATGAAACCAGTTCAGTCCAATCTTTACAGCGTCTTGCTGGCACCAGCAGCATCGGCAACCACTGCACGAACCGCAAACCTCGACACGACAGGTGCAAACTACGCATCAATCGTTGTTTCGCTCTCGGCAGAGGTCAACACTAACTCCACTAACGTTGCAATTCAGCTGTCCGAGTCTGACACGACTGTCGCAACAACCTTTGCGACGTTCAACGCAAGCTTTAACCAGACCCTCGACAACACATCCGCGATTGTTCACGCATCGCACGTTGATCTAAAGGGACGCAAAAAGTTCCTGCGTTTGACGTTGACGCCTGACACGACCACCAACGGCGCAGTTCTCTCGAGCGCTGTTGGTGTTCTCGATCCAGGACTTCGCAACGCACTGAACTCGGCCAACTCGACTCAAGGCGTTGCAGGCTAGTTTTCTTTTCCGTTTACCCACACTGGAGCAAACAGGTGAGTGATTCACAAGAGCAAGTAAATATCTGTGCGTTGATGACTGCTGGCAGGTACGAGAACACATGGTGCCGAAACAACATGGAGCATAGCTTTCGCAAGCTAGGCATCCCGTTGATCGTTTCCGGCGGTGTGTACTACGGACAGTGCATGCAAATCATGATGGAGGACGCAATCAAAGCAGGTGTTGAGTACATACTGACGGTTGATGGTGATTCGGTATTCACAGCAGAGCAACTGCAAAGACTGATAAGCATTGCGGTTCAGGAAAAGGAATCGATCGACGCACTTTGTGCAATGCAAGTGCGACGAGGTAAGAAGTCGATTCTCGGAACGCTTGAAGGACAAACACAAGCCACTTGGAACGGTTATCCATTGCGGCTAGATACTGCCCACTTTGGTTTGACAATTATCAACGCCAAGAAACTAGCAGAGGTTCCAAAGCCTTGGTTCTTCTGCCAGCCAAGCTCAACAGGCGGCTGGGACGACGACAAGATCGATTCAGACGTTTGGTTCTGGTGCCAATGGAAGAAGGCGGGAAGATCGCTCTACATGGACCCAGGTTGCAGAATCGGCCATTTGGAAGAAATGGTGGCGATTCACGAGGAAGACATGAGCATAACCCACATGTACCCAGCGGAGTGGGTGGAAAGGATACAGAGACAAAATGCAAACGATAAGACTGCTGAAGCACTGGAAGCGGTTTCCGATAGGGCGGGAAGTGACGTTGAATGATGGTGTTGCTAATCTACTGGTTGAACGTTGTAGGATTGCTGAATATGTTGTCGATGAATCAACAATTGTTTCCGGAAATCGTGACACGTCCAACCGTGGAGCCAGTGACGCTATTCGAAGCGAAAAAGCAACTGGAAATGTCGTTGACCGACGACGCACACGATGACCACCTGACCGACCTGATTAAGCAATGTAGGGAACAGTTCGAAGACGACACTGATACGGCATTGTTGACGCAAACCTGGAAGGTCCAATGCCAGAGCTTTGGTGACAAGATCACTCTTCCAAAACGGCCAGTGCAATCGATCACGACAGTTAAGTATTACGACGGCGCCAACGTTCAGCAAACGCTTTCATCGGCGTTGTACCAACTGCACAAGCCACTCCGGCAGATTCGGCTAGCCTACCAAGCAACAACTCCGGCAACAGCAGCTCGATGGGATGCTTGGGAGATTACCTACGTTTGCGGATATGGTTCGGATGATACCAACGTTCCAGGAGTGGCGAAGCGAGCGATCCTGCAACTGATCGGGTACTACTTCGACGCGAACCGAGGCGACAACGACAGATCGACCGACCTTGGCAACTACGAAAAGCTTGTCCTGCGATACATGAGGGCAAGTTACCCATGAGCAGCAGAACTAAAGTCGGAGCAATGCGGCATCGCGTTCACATTCAAGAGCCTATCGAAGCACAAGACGACACAGGGCAACCAATCGTTACTTGGCAGACGGTGCTGGAGAACGAACCTGCGGACTTCATGCCGACGGGTGGAATGGAATCGATGAGAGGCCGACAGCTTGAAGCAGGCACGAAGGCAATCTTTCGAGTCCGGTACAAGCCTGTCTACACAACACAGATGCGAGTCCTTTTCGACGATGTATCGTATGGCATCACCTACGTCAATCAGGTAGATGGGCTGCGCAAGTTTATAGAACTGGTGGCAACAACATGAGCCTAAAGCTTGAGATTTCATTCGATGAGGCGATGCTTGCCAAGATCATGCAGATTCCATTGCTGATGCGACTTGGGCCGAGCGAACGAGTCTTGAAGGCGATGGCAAAGCCTATTGTGACAAAAGCGAAAGCGATTGCACCAAACTCGAGCATTTCTGGCACACGCAAGAAGTGGGGCAAGAAGTACAAAGACAACGCTGCTTGGCAGATTAGTTCTGGCAAGCACATCAAAACGAAGTATCTGAAAAACAATCGCGGCGGAGTGCTGATCGTCGGTGGCGATCACCCCAAAGCCAACAAGCTGAACTTCGAGGCTGGAGAAAACCGCAAAGTATTTTACTGGGGCGTTGACAGCGGCAAAGTAAAGCGCATCAACCCGTCAGAACGCTTTATGCAACGAGCGTTCGACGAAACAAAAGCAGCGCAACAGTCAGCAGGCTACGCACAATTGGAAAAAGAAATTAAGGAGTTGAAACTTGGCTAAAAACTTACGACTCACCGACACGGTAACAATTGCCAGTTCTGGCACTGTCTCCACTTCGTTGACCCTTGAAAACAGTCGGATACCAGTTGCGTTGACAACTCCTGCGGCGTTGACTGGTACTGCCTTTACCTTCAACGCTTCAGCAGACGGAACGACCTTTCGTCCTTTGTATTACGAATCAACCCAGTACACAGTAACCGTATCCACATCGCGTCATGTTGGTCTGAATCGGCTGGCATTTGAAGGCGTCAAATATCTTCAAATTGTCAGCGGTTCGACTGAGACTGCATCCAGAACTATTGGAGTCATAAGCGGCGAATAATGGCAAGCGACATAGGCAAAGCACTCAGGTCAAAACTACTCAACTACGCGGGGGTTTCCGCGTTGGTTGGGCAACGCATGTACCCTGACGCTTTGCTTCAAAACGCTACGCTCCCGGCAATCGTCTACTACAAAATTTCGACACTTCGCGAACACATCGTAGGCGACGTTACCAGACTCGCCCACGCTCGATTCCAACTCGATTGCTACGGCACATCGCGGGAGTCAGCCAACGACATTTCGCACGCAATCCGAACCAGCGGAATTTGTTCCTACCAGGGGACGACATTGAGTATCTATTTTTGCGGGACAGAGATAGACAGCGGCGATTCTTACGAGAGCGGTCCACCAACGGACGGCAATCAGGAGCATCGGTACATCACCAGTTTCGATTTGTTAGTTCACTATTGGGAGGCGACATAACATGCCAGCTTTAACAGTACCAGTCACAGGCAACGGCGCAACGATTTCAGGTCTTGGAATCACAACCTTTCTGACTTCGATTAGTTCAGCAAAAATTCAAGCCACACCGCTTGATATTACAGTTCTTGCAACGACCGGATTCAAGAAAATGCGACCTGGCGACTTGCGAGACTTGCCAGAAGTTACTGTCGAGTTTTATTGGCTCGGTGCTGCTGTGCCAACTTCGACCACCATGATTCCAACCAGCGAACCGTACGCTGGAACAACATTCACCATCACTTATCCAGGTGCAGGTTCTTTCGCTGGAACCGCATTCGTTAAGAGCGTTGATTTTCCAGCACCAAAGAACGGCGAAGTCATGAAAGGATCGATGACGATCCAGTTCGACGGCGCCACAGGACCAGCCTTCACAGCAGCATAACTATGAGCAAAACAGAACTTGTAACACACGTTGGGACTGGCGTTGATGGCAACCCAGTCGAGTTTGATCAGTGGTTTGTCACTGTCGATGGAGTCAATATGGGCTTGCTTTGCAAGGCACCAGACTCGCGAATCATGCCATTGCTTGAAGGTAACAAACTAAGCGACGAGCAATGGTTGCCAATCGTTGCCGAGTGTTCGACGTTAGCCGGACACGTTGTCAATCCACCTTTCCATTTCCACGTTCCTCCTGCCGAGGAACTTTTAGCAGACGAAGACGAGGACGAAGAAGACGATGACGAACAAGAAGCTAATTGACAAAGACTCGCTGGCCGATGTGCTATCGCAACCAGTCCAAGAGGTTGTCGTTGAGTTCGAGGGCAAGCTGTTTCGTTTGCGAGAGCTTACGGAAGATCAGGCCGTTGCCTACGAACTCGAACTGCAAGACAAGAAAGGCAAGTTCGACGTTAAGAAGATGCGTCGAGCCATGATTGCCCACTCGTGGATTGGTGTTGATGGCGAACGACTGATCGACGACTCCGACAAGCTGAAGACCATGCGTCGAAGCTTGGCAGGCTACTTGTTCGAAGAGTGCCAAAAGCTGAACAGGTACGAACCTGGAGAGCTTGAGGGCTTAGTAAAAAACTTCGACGAAGCCGGAAGCTCAGAATAGCTTACCGGCTGGCCTTGCAGTGGGGGATCGCTGACGTTGACCAATGGCTATCGACACTACCAAAAGGAACGCTGGATAAGTGGCTTGCTTTCGATGCTGTCGAGCCTATTGGCGAACAGCGATTGCAACACGCGGAGCTATTGGCAGTTCTGTACAGGCTTACAGCAGTCACACTGGCAGCACACGGGCAGGGGATGGAACCGATCCAGATTGAAGGTTACATGCCATCGCGGTACGAACCAGAAACCCAGCCAAAGAAACCAAAACCGTCAGAAGCGATTCCCCAAGTTGCATCGATCTTTGGACTCACAGAAATAGTCAAACAGCATGGCCGGATCAATCAACCTAGCTAACGTCGCAATCGGATTCGACGCTTCCAAGATCACTCGCGGCGTTGACTTGTCGGCTGGTGAGATGCGCAAGCTGAATGGAATCATCAAAGAGTCCATTTCGCCAATGGATCGCTATAACGCTGATTTGGCGGTGCTGGAAAAGGCACACAAGGCAGGTGCGGTAAGTGCTGATCGAATGAAGCAGGCTGTTGATCGGTTGCAAGAAAAGTACAAGCAGGGCTTACCTGACAGTAAGCAAGGCGGCATGTTTGGTGGTGGTAAGATTACAGACCTCGCGTCTGCGGTGACTCTTGCAACAACTGCTTTTCGTGGCTTGCAAAGTGTGGTAGGTCCAGTCTTTGACGAAATGGATCGCATCGACAAGATTACAGACCAGGCGAACAAGCTAGGTCTTAGTTTTTCCGAATTAAACACGCTGCAAAGAAGCCTTGGAGAATCATCTGGACTTGGTGCAGATCAAATTGCAATGGCAATGCAAAAGTTCCAGATCGGCATTGTGGAGGCACAGCAAAGCGGAAGCGGTGCTAGCTTCGACGCGCTAGCAGCGTTGGGAATTAACCCAGACGAGCTATCTGGCATGTCTCAGTCGCAGCAATTTGCCAGAATAGCCGACTCAATGCAGGGAGTCGCAACTCATGCGGAACGTCTTAAATTGGCGTTTGATTTGTTTGGAAAGGCAGGAGTCGATTTAGTTTCCTCGCTTGAAGAAGGCGGCGACAAGCTGCGTGAAATGGAAGAATTTGCTAAGCGTGTCGGAATGAATTTGAGCGATGTGCAGGTTGAGGGTATTGGCGCAGCGAATGACGCTATGGATCGACTTTCGATGGCAACTCAAGGTTGGCTGTCGCAGATTGCGGCTGGTTCGGCATCAGGCCTTGAAGCGATTGCGGACGACTTAACGAGGCTTGTAAGCGTTGGTGAAAATGCTGAGGAGAGATTTAAAAATTTAGGAATTGCTATCGCTGGAGTCTACGGGACAGCAAAAGACCTTTTCGAACTTACCCCAGGTTCTTTGCTTGGAAAGCTTTTGGCTGGTGAATCAATAGGAAACATAATTGGAGAAGCAGGTTCAATGGACCAGTCTTTTGCAATGATGGAGGCGGCTAGAAAAGCTCAGGAAGCAGCAGAAGCAGAGGCTGCGAGCAGGGGAACTAAAAACGAAGAAGCAATGGCAAAAGCAAAGCAAGAGGCTGACGCATTAGCCCAGAAGCAAAAGCTAGAAAAAGAAATAGAAGACGCTGCGAGAACGGCCGAGCAGGAAAAGAAACGCAGGGCGCAAGAAGAGGAAAATGAAAGAAAGAAACGCACTGAAGATATGATTCGAGACGCACAGCGACTCAAAGAAGAAACCGCTAGCCCATTTGAAAAGTACATGGAGGAACTGAATAGGTTGCAGGAGTTGATCGACAACGGAGCGATCGATCAGCAAACCT